ATCTAACGCTTTGGCAATAGGCGCAACAATTGCACCAAGCATAGTTGCATAGGCTGGATGTATGTCAGCCACTATTGCTAAAGCAACTGTAATTCCACTAGCTGCAACAGCTCTTAAATATGACTTAATTGCTGCTTTGTGTTTTTTGGTTAGTTTCATTAGTTGCCTTTCAGTAGTGGGATGTCGAACTTCTCGCCAGTTTGATTTGGCTTAAAAGAAATATGGATATGTTTATGGTGGGGATTTAACCCAGTATATTTTCTAAATTTCCAAAATGATCTCGCACTAGCAATTTTGCCAGCGTGGATTATGTAAGATATACGCTTATCTTTTTTTGCTGCGAGTCGAAGCTGATCTGCCAAATCATAACTAATCCCTTGTTGGTCAGATAAGCCAGCGTCAATGTCGATCGCGCAAACTTCTCCGTTAGGTCTTGGGTTGTGATCGGATTTTCTAGATGCGTGCTTATTATCGCCGATCCATCCATCAGCTTTCCTGCTCCTACCCACAAACGCTCCATTTATTTGGTCGCGTAAAGTATCAGCAGCTTTAGATAACCAAGCCTTCATTAGCCAAGTATCGTTTTAAGTTCATCAGCAGTTAAACCAATGCGATCAAGGATTGCTACTTTAGCAGCTTCTTTTGCTTGGGCTTCGGCTTTTATTGCCTGAGCATTAACTGCATCCAATTCCATCTGAGCAATTTCCTCAGCGTTTGCATCTCTGACAATTTCTTCACCAGTTTCGCAATTAACGATTTTTACTTGTGGCTTTGATTTAACCATTATTTAACTCCGTAAAGTAGGACTGTGCCTGATGTAAAAGTTCCACCATCAACAAATAAAGTAACTGAACTTATTGCTCCAGTTTGATTGTAACCACCTAGTAAACCCGTATATCTTGAGCTCGTAGTCGTTCCGCCATCTGTGCCAATAGATAAAACTTCCATTAGTTTTCTACTAACAGTATTTGTGTAATCAAAAACATTTATTATTGATAAACCATCTGCAACAGCATTATCATTAGATGAACTTGCGTATAATTCGCTGGAAGTAAAACCAAGAAGCGCATCACCAACACTATTAAAAAATGTTGAAGAACCAGTTGTATATCTTGACGCACTATCACCATTAAATCTTAATTTCAAAACCATGTAATCACTACTTGGTAAATAATCTCTGACAATAAGTTGTAAATGAACATAAGTAGATGGAATAGATGAAAGTGTTATAGAAGTGCCTGAAAGAGTTGTAGTGCTAATTAAAGTCATTCCACCTGCTGCTGATGTTGCCCATTCAGGAGCAGTTGCACCAGAATTGACTGTAAGCACTTGTCCTGCTGTTCCAAGTCCTAATCTAGTTTTAACATTTGCAGTAGATGATCGATAAGCAATATCGCCAAGAGTTGTTTCTGGGTTTAGTGCTTTGACTGTTGTATCAACGGATGAACCAAGTGTGCGAATTGCTGCTGCACCATCTTTGACCAGCGCGGTATCGTCTGGGGTAGTCCAGCTGTAATTAGTAGTAGTTGCCATTTTATCCTATTCCTATGAGATTATTGTAGCGTATTCCCAAGTTAAAGTTGGGCTTAAAGTGTTCCAAGCCTCTGTTATTGGCGTGGTATTCCAACGCATCGCCACTTGGCTAAATGCAACTGGAGAAACATTAATTGTGAGAAACAGTTCATTAAACCGAGTGCTCCATGACCAGCCTTCAACATAGCCTTCAAAATCTCCACCTGAGATTTGATTTGGTAGGTGTTGAATATGAACTGGCATGCCCATAAATACAGCTAGTAGATTATCCCGATCTGCGTTGTCGATTTCTTGGCTAGTGATTGGGAATGTTATCGATTGGAATGCTGGCTGTGGGTAGGCTCTTTGATCAATATACCTATCAGCAATAGCTTGAGCATCTATTGCACCATGAATCCTAGAATTGATGGTTTCGGCTTTGTAGCCATAAAGCGCAATTGATGCGGCATCACTAGCTGTTTTCTGTGAATTGTAATTATTGCCATAATTGATATAAATATCATTTCGCACATCTGCTGAACGCATAACAGTTGAAAGGCCAGCACCTAAAGCATGACCAGCATCTAATTCAACATAACCATTTGTTAAAAGATAATTTTGTCTGTGGTCTGCATCTGCATAACCTATATTGCCAGCATTGTCCTCATAAATATAACCAAATGCAGAATTAGCAATATCTGAAACAATGTTGTAAATCGTATCGACTGTGCTTGGTTGGTGTTGCATTGTGTAAAGACCCGGCTGATCTATTTCGCCTAATCCTAAATTAACTGCATTTGCCCAAGTTTCTGTTGCATCATAAGTTGTCCATTGTGTAGCTGCTGGCACATCATTCCAAGTTCCAAGTAATACGCTAGAAAGAATGTCATAAATTTGGTTGCCATCCTCATCCTGCGGAATGTTGTCATCCCAAATTTCTTTGGTTAATTTAGCAAGTGAACCCATAGCAATAAGTGTGTATTCAATAACTTGAGCTGCTGCGCCAGCATTTCTTACTTCAACAGTTACATCTGTTATGTCGCCACCAAATAAACTTACATAAGATCCAGTTGAATCTTTTATTTGTAAATCAAATGAGTCATTTATGTCAAAAGGTAAGGTTTGACCTAATAAAGCAACAAAACTTATTTGCATATATGAAGGAAGCGCCTGTTCGTAAATATCTGTGCGCCCTGATTGATGCTGAACATCTGATATTGCTATGTCAGTATAATCAACCCCACCGACAGTTAATTTCCAGTCTGGTGTAAATGCTGACATTATCTATCCCTTAATGCGCTGACACTTCTAGCAGATTGAGCATTTAATGTTTTGGCAACAGCTCTTGCAGCACCTTCGCCATCTATGGCGTTAATTGTTATATTGTTAATTTGACCCATACCACGACCACCAAAAGTTGATCCGCTTGGAGTTGGTATATTTTCAAATCCCGATCTAGCAGATGGCGCAGGATTAGGTAATTGTCCTAAATTTACTCCCGGAATCAGATTTAATACTTTTGCTAATTCATTTGCTAAAGATATGACTAAACCAATTGCCTCTCGAAGGAATGTGATAAATCCTTGAACAACACCGATAGCCCCAGCAATTGACTTTCCAAAACTTTCAGCATCTTTTTGAGTTTGAGTAAATCCTGAACTTAATCCATCTTCTCCAGTTAATCCTGCAATAAAAGCATTAAGGCTTGGGATACCTGTTTCATTTAAGAATCCAATAAACTTCTCGACTTCAGGAAGTAACGCTGTGCCAAGTGATTCTTTAGCTTCATCAAATCCTACTTTTAAGCGATCGATCTTTCCTTGAAATGTTTCAGCATTTGTAGCTGCTGCGCCACCATAAAGATCAGCAAGTTTCTGTTGAACCTGAGTAAATGTAAGGGTTGATAATTCAGCCTTTGATAAACCAAGACCTAATCTACCAAGTGAAGTAACATTTCCATCTTGTGCTCTACCTAAAGCATTTGTGACAGTTTCTAAATCTTTACCTGATGCTTTGCTAATATCTAAAGCAAGGGTTAATAACTTTTGAGCTTCCTCAGTTGATTTTGTAGATACTGCCAATCTCTGTAATGCCGGTCTTAGTTGATCATCGGCAACGCCAGTTGCAAGGCTAGTCTGAAGGATCATGTCCTCAGTTGCCGCTATTTGCGCATCTGTTGCTCCTGTGGCTTGTCTTAGAGCATTGGCTAACCTTAACTGTGCCTGCTCATCCTCTATCGCACTCTTGACCCCATCAATGGCTAATTTGCTGGCATAGGCAACGGCAGCAGCAGCAGCTACGGCAAATGCAGCAGCAGCCTTCTTTCCAAAATCTGCAATTCGACTTGAGTTAGTTTCAACAGCCTTGTCGGCTTCGCCTAACTTCTTTTTTAGATCATCAACATCGGCGAGGATTGATAACTTTAAAGTTCTATTACCGGTTGCCATTAGACCCATTCCTTAATGATGCGATTAAAACTTTCTTCCCACTTGTTAATCAATTCAGGCTGAATTCTGCGAAGGGTTGGATAAATGAACCATCCGCGAGATCCACGACCTGACCGCCCAGAATATGCAGGGAACTGTTTGAATCTATTTGAACCAAACTCAATACCACCCCATAGGGTTTGCGTAGTAGCACCACCTGAAAATTTTTGGCGTGCGAATCCATAACTGAATTCACCGATCTTGCTTGACTTAGAGATGCTAACGCCATCCGCGACTCTCTGCGCAACTTTGCCAGCCTTTGTTCTTTGTCCAGCTGCTTGTTTAATTTCTTCAGATGCAAAATACGCCAAAGCAGCAGATTGACGGCGTGCTTCGTCAGTAGCTTGTTCATCCATAAGTTTAAAAGCCTTGTAAATATCGCGCAGGTCTTTTTTATTGTAGGCGATTGTTTCACTTGCCATACCTCTGCTCCAATACTTCGATAGCTGTTAAAATGTCGTCTGAATCAACCCATTCGCTCATTGGAATTTGTGTGGCTAGTGCCAACTCAACCAATAATCTGTTTAGGCTTCCTGCTGGATGACTTTTGGGTTTGCATCACCGACTATTACATCGCCGACTGTTTCCATCCAAGCATCAAATGGTTTAACTGGCTTTCCAGCAGCTTCGCGCTTGTGAGCGTTATATGCTAAAAACATTAGATCCCACATACCAAGTTTTTCTTTTGCTTGGCTTATGGTATGACCAGTTTGCTTTTCCCATTTAGCCCACTCAGGTGGTTGGGCAATATAAGTTGCTTGCTCACCTGAGTTATATTCAATTGTAATTGGTAACTTCATTGTTTGCTCCCGTTTTATTTATTAACTAAATGACTCTGTTGGCACTCCAATAACTTGGAATGATAAAGATACTGTTTGAGCATCTGGAGCAGTTCCACCAGCTGAAGGCCACATTGGCAATACTTGGAAAGTAAAGACCGCGCCTGAACTAGCTGTAAAAACTGTGCTGATTGCTGTGTCTGGTGCTGACTCGGCAACGCCCCATAGAATCTCGCATAGAGATCCAGTTGCGCCCCAGTCGGCTAACATTTCAACATCAAATGTGAAGTTGTTATCAGTTACCTTAAAGACTTTTCCGTCTAGTGTCTGATATGTCTGGCGATCCATCTCACCAGTAAGTGTTGCGGTTGTTGCTTGTGCATCGAAATTATTACCGCCAATAGTGAAGGTAATATCTCGACCGGTAATAACTGTCGTTGGCATTTTTCTCCTTAGATTGTTCTTTGGTAATAGGTGCTAACTCTAACATCTGCAATAAGCAAAGTTGATGCTCCTACTTGTGTAACTGTTGGTCTTTCAACCGAACTGACAATGTAGCCTGCTGGAATAACTGCCAGAACACTAATTACTAACTGCTCGATATTGTCGAGTGATGCAGGATTGCTATTATAGGCAACTGCAACTGTGATGGTCATATTGACCTTAGCGCGAATGTTTGATTTGCTGATTGTTTCGAATTCTAGGTATGGTGAATCCGGCACAACTACAACTGCTGGTGGGATAACTGTTTCAGGCACAAATGAATAAACATTACCGGCAACGCTAGATAATGCAGTTGCTAAAGGTGTGCGAACCTGTTCAAGTATTGTTTGGTTAGGCACTATTGAGCCATGCTCTCGGTATCCATATATGAACCAAGTAAGCCAACGCATTTGTTAAATAATGATCGACCCATTCTAAATGGTGTGGCTGTAAAATCTACTCCTTCGATTTGTCCCCCACCGGCAAGTCTGGCTTGGAAAACTTCGACTGAAACTGTATAGACAGCTGATTGAACAGCTGCGTTTCCAACATAAGTTGATGCTCCAGATAAAGTCGCGACTCCAGATGGGATAACATTTGCTTCGATGACATCGGCGTTTGTGATTGCAGCCGAAAAGGTATATGCGCCAAGATTGTCTGCAAGTATTGTTCTTGTTCCGTTATATGGTGATCCGCATCCTGTGATGACAACTGATTGTCCTTCGGTAAATTCATGAATTCCTAGTGTAGTAAAAGTGGCGACATTATCAGTCAGCGACACTTTATCAATTGGGCTTTTGAATGTAACTAGCATTGGCAGAATAACTGTTTCTGCTGTGTCAATAATTTGATCTAAATATGCGTCATTGTAAAGAGAGGAACTTACACCCAATACGGAACGCAACTGTGTCGCGGTAATAATTGAAGGCATAAATTCCTCTCTCTAATCTCCCTTAAAGGATGCCTGTGATCGGGAGCAACCACAGGCACTCAGTTAAATTAAGAAACTGTTAGTTTGCGGAATGCTGTTGGGTAGCGATTAACTACTGCAACATAACCATAAACACCGATCTCGATGCGACCATTAGCAACAATGTTTGCACGAAGCTCAATTCTTGGTGACTCATGGAAGCGCATTGCGTTTGATGGATAAACTAATGCAAACTTATCGCCTGTGTAGTTTGGATCAACTACCAATGAAAGTCCAGCAACTGTTCCCTGAGTCGAGCCCTGAGAAATTAGACCGCCAGCATTCTGCGGAATTGCAGCTGCAAATAGAGGTCGGTTAGAACCATCAACTGCTGAAAGTAAGCCGGTGAAGCTAACTGTTCCAGCTGCTGTTGGAGCAACGCATAGACGATTTGGAGTTGAGCGAGTTACCTCATATGAATCAGCAATACCATCAGCAATTGCTGCATAGATTGATGCTCCAGTTGAAGCTACTGCTGCATCGCGTGCAAGACCTAATGCGTAAGCATCTGTCTTTTGTGCGTAAGATGCTGCTAACTCACGAACTAATAAATCAGCAAATGATCCGCCATCAATAGCAGAACGATCAAATAATTCAACATTTACAATGTTTGCACCAGCAAATTTTACAACTGTATCTTCTTGGTATGTAACAGTTGTATCTGTTGATGAAAACTCAGCACCTTCAGCAGTTTGTGCAACTGTTGCTTGTGTTCCCAATACGGGTGTGAAGATCTTCATTCCTGTTGCAGGAAGTGGAGCGCGCTCGATTGAATCAATGAATGGACGAGATGCATCGATAATCCCAATTGCATCGCGTAGATAATTTGGTGGAACAGATCCGGTATTCTCAGATACTGTTGCAATTTGTAATGCTGCTACTAAATCGCGTGCATCTGTATCGCCTTGAATAGCGCGAACCTGTGCATTTAGGTATTGTCCTGCTGTAACATTTGTATCAACGCGTGGCTTTGTATATGCCATGTAGTTGGCTGTTACAACTGGAGCTTGTGCCGCTTCTACCGCTTCGGTCGCGATAGGAGCTTCAGATGTAATCTCTGACACTTTGTTCTCCTCTGTTGTTGTATCCTCAGCGGCTGCTTCGGAATTCTCTATTGGTGTTTCACTTGCAGCAACTTCCGCCACTCTTGCAGAATCAATTGCTGGCTCGGTTACTAGTGAAACTTCTTGAAGTGTGCTTGATTTAATTCTTAGCACGCCTTCCTCATTTTTCCATTCATTAATTTTAACTCCGACAGAAAAACCATCACGAAGTCCAGTTGCAGCTTCCTCTAATGCGTCATCCGCTGAAAAAGTCTTAGCCAAGCGAAAGGTTGCTTCTAGCCCTGTATCTGTTGCGGTTATGTCAACAAGTTTTCCAAGTGGCTTAGTTCTTTCGTGCTCAAGTAATAATTTAACAGGCTTTGAAAAATCAATTGAATCTTTTTCAAATACAGTTAATCCTGCACTTGTTGATCCTTGCTCATCCCATGTAACGATCTTTCCTGAGATTGTGCGCTTGTTTGTATCAGCAGCAGTTATCTCTATTGGGAAATTAATTTTCATCGTATTAGATCTTCTTCCTCTTGGATTTGCTCAACGCTCATCGCGCCAATGCGGTTTAGGATTTCATAAACTTGCGCTCGCTCTAATGCTGAACCACGCAAGAAATCATCAATGTCAAATCGAGTTTCAATTCCGTTAGGGCAGAAATCGGCTTGAGATAGTCTTTGCTCAATTGCAGTAAGGATTGGTCGTAATGAAAAATCAATAAGTGCTTTTCTTTCTGCTGTCATGTTTGAATAAGTCATGCTGGTAGTTTCAGCAGATACAAATGATGCTGGAATACCGGATGCTCTGCTAATTTCCAAAGCTAAGTATTGACGAGCTTCATTGAGTTGAAGTTTGGCAGGATCAAAACCTAATGCTTGCAATTCAACATCAGCATTTAAGAATGCAGTTGATCTTGTTGTTCTTGAAACTCTCCATGACTCTAAAAGTCTTGTAATTCTTTCTGGAGTTAAATTTGTGCCGTTTGATTTAAGAACCATTTGTGGCATTGGCTCTTTGGCATACATTTCAGCAGCCTTTTCCAATTCAGCAGCTGCTTTAATTGTGCGACCTGCGCGATTTAGTATTCCTTCATCCAAACCATTGAATACAATTAAACTGCCCAAACCAAATGGCGGCACGCGCTTTTGATCGACTGTGTAGTATTCGATCTCAGTCGAATCAGCATTTAATGATGCAAATACTCTACTAGGAGCAATTCTTGTCCATGCTCTAATTCTTGAAGCATCTGTTGCAGCATAAGCATCCATTACCATTCCATACGCAACGCCGTAAAGTAAAAGATCCTCAGCGATCCAAGCATAAATTGCTGATCCTGCAACTCTTGGATCTGGTTGCATAATTACGCGATTTGGTCTTATGTGCTCATTTGTAAAATGATTATATTGTTCTAGCGGTAAAGATCCAACTGTTGAACAAATTATATTTCTTGCGCGTGCTCCAGATGGGATCGCCATATACTGTTCACGAGTTGCAGTTGTTGTTCCAAATAAAATTCCGCCAACTAATTGTTGCGCGTTGTAAGGTGCTAATGCAGCAGCTACATCAACTGAGTTTGTTGGTTGAGTTGCTTTGAATCTATCGAATAATCCCATTAGCATATAATATACCATAAAGTCAATATATTATGCTATTTGTATATCAACTTCCGTTTCTACCTGTGTTGCAAAATAGGTTGCTAAAGCAGATGCCACAGCTGCACAAACTGCGACTCTACTTGCACGCCTTCCGATGATCCATGACCCATCCCCATAGGGCAGTTTCGCAGCGGATAGTGTTTGCTGAGTCAATTCCTCTTGACCCCCATGCTGTAATCGATGGGAATTGATTGCGCCTAACCATCGATCGCATGATTCAGCATATATCGCCCCATCCATGTCTGTAATGGGAATTCCAGCAGGAACTAGCCGACTTGCGACGGCTTGTGCAGTCCTTTTGGAATAAGCAACAGTCTGAACATTATATTTTCTTACATAAGGTGCAATATCGTTTGCAACCGCTAAATCATTGATTGAATAATCGTTTGACCATGTGTGGAGTAAAACTAAATTAAATTTCTCTCCTGGTAATTTCTGAGTAGCCACTAAAGCGCCAAATTTACGATCTGGACTTAAATCTAATCCAAACCATGTTTCTTTGTCAGGGTCTAATGGTATTGGGTCAGTCTGGCACAAATTCCATTTTTGAACATCAATAGCTGAGTTTATTGTATCTACCCACAAACACAATACTTCAGTTTTTACAATATCAGACGGATCATTAATAACAGCTTTTAAGTTATCTGGATGAATCGTTGTTCCAAGCGATGGGTTGGCTTGAGCGAATGCTGGCCAATTGATTTCACCCGACGGAAGGGTAATTGGCGAATCAGGTTCGGCGCTCCATTCAAACCAACCTATCGTGTCTAAAGGATTTGTGCTGGCTGCTAATGCACGCTCCCTTAGTTTATTAAGGATTACAGAATGCTGATCACCGGCATTACTGTAAATCCAAACTTGCGGATTTTTAGAACTCATCATGGTATAACGCATCGATGACCAAGCATCCTCATCCTTATATTCTCTTAACTCATCAAGATGAATAGTCGATGGAGCTGAAATTCCTCGAGATGCATTATTTGCTGCTTTTACCACAAATCGACGACCGCCTTTTAATTCCATTTCCTCAGCACCATGTTGCCATCTAATCTTTTTTACTTCACTTGCCAATTTATCATTACCCTCAATTAGAGACACCATCTGCCTAAAGGTTTCAAGCGAGGTTGTAAGTCTATGAGCAGATGACAGCTGTAGATTCTCTCCCCATACATACATGCCGGTCAAGATACGCAACATCATAAATGTGGACTTACCATTTTGGCGTGCGATCAATAAACCAGCCTCAGAATGATGCCATCTACCATCCGGCTTAACCTTATGGCCATGAATTGCTACAAACTTTTGCCAATCCATTAACGGAATGCCGATCTCAGCTGCAAAGTCAATCATTTCTTGACCTTTAGACGGCAAATCATTCAAAGGAGAGTGAATACGCGGTGTTTTCACACCCCCTAATTCTGATTGAGCCTGAATCGAGTCGATCAATTCTTTTTCAAAATTGTTCAAAGCGATCCGGTCTGATCGTGAGCGATCGAGGTGTTTTGTGGGTTAGAAAAGGAAAGGGGGGTCGGTGGTGTTCTCTTGCTCACAAAAAACCGCCCACCCTTCGAATAATTACACTTAGAACATGCAGCAACTAAATTATCATCGGTATCTAATCCGCCTAAGCGTCTAGGTATTACATGATCTACTGTAGTGGCTTCTTGTGCACAATACTGGCATATAAATCCATCGCGTCTTAGGATGCGTTCTCTTATTGATCTCCATTGTCTAGTGCTACCACTATCCCTTAACGCTGATCTACTCAATCACCACCAGCCTTTAGCTTTGTGATGAGCGAGCGCCTTACAGGCGTTGCCTTCGTATCTGTGATTTAGATAAATCAATCCTTTATCAATTTGTGTTATTGGATCTTTGTCTTTTGATTTAAGTATTTGAAATAGACCAAATGCACTTGACTTAGGATTCTTTGCTTTGTAATTCCATCGTGATTCTTTCCATACGATTTGATCAAGACAATAGAATTGTTCGAAGTCGTAGTTCATCTTATGAAATGTAATTTGCTTTAATGTATTAACCTTAATGGTTTGAGATTTAGCTGTATCTAATGCAAAGGTTTGTAAAACAAACAGAGCTCCCCCGACTAGCCAGCACCTCGCGAGCTGAGCCTTACGGGCTCGCGTTTTTGCCTTTAGGGCAAATACTTGCCTAGAGCGTATCATATGACTCCAAATCCATTAACATAACCGCAGGTCAGCCCGCGTGGCGTTGTGCGAGCGCATCAGCCATTCCATTACTACCCGGAAACAAATCATCTAATTGATCTCCTTCTTGGTAATTTAATAAGTCCAATATCCATAGATTAAATTCTAATGGTTTAGCACCTGTAAGTCCTTTTTTCATAGCTATACGGCAGCTAAGCCAATCCCTAACCATAGGTTTACGCTTGTTATCTTTTCGACCAGCATGTAATAACACCGCTTCCCAAGCATATTGGACAGTTGTAGGTCTTATTTGATGAAATGTTTTAGTCCAAGCACAAACCCTAAGATCTTGATGATATTGCATAATCCAAGACAAATCGGCAGGATTGCAACTTAAAGCCCATCCATCTGGATATTCAGTCATCAACCTATTTATTAAATCAATATGTGCTTGTTTAGCATCCCAAACTTCAGCCTGATCATGTAATTTGCCATATAATTTTTTACCTTGTTTATAGTATGGTGGATCAGCGTATGCAAACTTCATAATATAGACTCCAAAATATGTAAGCCAATTGGTGGATGAACGCAATTTCTCAGCAATTTGCGCTTTTCTGGTATTTTGTAATTAGATAAATCTATTCCATGTAGCAGCTGTAAATCAGGTATCTGAGCGCCTCGTATATTGTCTGATTCAAATTCTTTTGGCTTAACTGTAAAATTAGACCAAAAGTAATGCCTTTGCAAGACAAATGTTGGATCAATCAAAGGCTGATAATAAGGCTTAACATTCTCTACCACCCATTTACCTGCAAAATGATGTTTTAAGAATATAATCTCTTGATAAAGACTCATGTCTGGGTATTCAGCTTTAGTGCCTCGATACCTGACTTGGATATTAAACCTAAAGCTGCTATGAGTCGGGCATGGTGGACTGCTCCATATAAAATCAAAATTCCTGTAATTGGCTGATAGATATTCATGAGCATCGCCAATAACGACCTGATCGTCTGGATATTCTTTTTGATAAATTATTGCTATTGCTGGATCAAGTTCAACGGCAGTAATTTCATGGTCATTACCCCAAAGTTTACGATTACCGCCTAAACCTGAATAGAGATTAAGTATTTTCATTTGGTTTTACCAGCCCATCCCTCGCCCTTAAAGACTAACCCTACTGTTGAGTAGATCCTTGTCATGTCTAGCCCACACTTAGGACAATTCATACCGCCATCATCCTCTTTGTAGGTTCGATGAACTGATCCATAAGTGCCGCATTCTTTGCAGCTGTATTCATATATTGGCATCATATTCTCCAATCAATAAGCAAGTATGGCAGGGTTTATCTACAAATTTCCAAGCACAGCATTTTGTGCAACGAATGACAGGCTCTTGAGTGTCTAGGCTCTCAGCCATATTTTTTGTGCCAACAGCGCAACATTTAAGACATTGAAATACTCTAAATCCTTCAACTGTTGGCGTGCCATCTAACCAAAGAAAATCTGAATTAGATGAACAAAAGTTGCACCTGAACTTAGTCATGTTTAATTAACTCTGAACAGACAAAGCAAGCGCCATTCTTAAACACCCGATCATCGCCACACATTTCGCATGTAATGACCGATTTGACAATATGAGCACCATCATCATCTATTTCAACTGTAAAGCCTGATCCGTTAATAAAGGCTATGTATCCCATTACTCGACCCCATCAAAATAAAATGTGCCTTTGGCGGTCATCTTTGCCCAGACGGCGTGATCCTTATTTGATCCTTTGCAAACATATCCATAGTAAGGTTTTCCGCCCTTGCTCACACCCTGTTTAAGAATCATGCCATGTTCACACATTGGCGGCTCTTTTGGTGTTGTATGACCAACTGCATCAACAGCATCGGCAATAGTCCATTGTTGCGGATCATCGACTTTGTTGTCTACTGCAAATGAAGCTCTAAGTGCATCTTCAATAGCTGCTGATTTAGTTCCCGGCGCTCCGTATCGCCTTTCCTGTAATTTCTTTTCGTATTGATTTGGCTCGGCATTATTTACCTTAGCCATCTCTTCTCTTGAAGCGCGTTTGCCTTTAGCTGCGAAACCAGCATTTGCGAGCGCACGACCGATCGCTGAAGTTTCACAATTCTCCAATGCAGATGTGCTATTAACACCCTTCTCCGTAATGACTTCAAATGCGAGCCCAGTTGCGCATGGCTTAGGATCTGCTTCAGTCTTAAAGATCTTGGCGAATACAACGAACCGCTTTTCAGTCGCTTCAATGAGTTCAGTCTCGATACGATTATCAGGGTATTTTTCATGCCATTTTTCCAATCTTGATTCTACTGTTTCATAATTGTCTAGGTTAAACATTATTCCTTCCATTCAAAATCTTGGTCTTGGACTGCTTCGAGCACTGTCCTATAGATAGCTCCGTAGGCGATAAAGTCTTTAACTGAGTCGTAATGATCTGGAGTTTCAGTAAGCCTAGAAACCTTGACCAACGCCATACATAAAGCAGCTTGGTGTGGTGTGATTGGGAAATCAAGATATGCACTCCACAATCCAGCAATTCTTTTGTGATTATAGTATGGATGGCCGTAGACACTTCCACGCTCTTGGATCGTAGTAATGACTTCATTTAATAGATCCTCAGTTTTTGTCATAATCAAAAACCTGCTCTGATTTAAGTTTTTGGATTTTGGCTTGATGATCTATGCAAGACTTCCATCCAGCAGCTCTACCGGCATAATAGCCATTATCGTAAATTTCTGACTTTCGGTGTTCATCCCAAAAATATAAAGCTGCTCCAATTAAACAGCCTATGATAAATCCGTATCCTACTATTTCCATGTTAGCTCCCTAATATCAAGCGGTTGCCTGATACAGAAAGTATGACTTAAAGCAAGGACAGTTGGTTAGTTACTTTCGGCGTGTTCTATAACGATTAGATAACGAATAGATCCTCAAAATCATCGATATGGTCATCAATCGTGCGTTCGTGATAATCGGTTTCACGCCCCATAAGACTTCCTATTATAGGTGAAGCTGCCATCTTTATTAATTGGGATCATGGTTGGGGTCATATTCTTACCATTCCACTCAAGCACAGCGATACCCATTTGCCAATTAGCCAAGCCTTTTGTGTAAGATGCTTTGGCGCGGTTCATAAGGTTGCCCACCTCTAGCCCGTAAAGGGGTCTATAAGCCCCGTAGAGCCCCTCTGAGTAGGCTGACATACCTAGCCTATGGGTATGACCACAAACCACGCTCTTTCCTGCCTTTTTGGCAAGATTTAAGGCAGTCTGTCCAGCGTTAGGATTCATGTTGCCTTCATCGCCATGCGCCAAGATCCAGCCTTTTTCAAATTCATAGAATTGCTTATGGAAAGTTATGCCTAAATCATCGAACTGCATGAATTTGGCGTATTGTAATTCAGGTAGGCTGATTAAGCCCGGAACTTTTAATAAGGTGTTGTAAAGTCTATCTGTGTGATTTGATCTAATTATGTGAGCTTCTTTTGAATGCTCGGTTAAAGCCCAAAGAATATCTTGAGTCGCCTTGCGATCATCGTCAAGGGTTTGCTGATAAGCCAGAGGTGTTTTTTCAGCCCATCGGCTAATAGTTTGAAAATCGATTTCATCGCCAACGCAAAGGACACTATCAAACCTTTCTCGCTTGGCTAACTTTATGACATTCTTTACAGCTACTTCATGTTGGTATGGGATTTGTAAATCCGAGATAACCAAGTATCGCTTAATCGTCATCCTCATCTGGAGTTGGGATAGTTGGGATTATTCCTTTATCACCCACGATCCAGTCAGGCATCGACTCAGGATTATCCATTAGGTAAAGCGCACAGGATTCATTAAATCCAGCCTTGCGTGCAGCTCTAAACATTTCATGCTTTGCAATATAGAATTGATCTAGTTTTGATAATGGTTCAGGAGTTTGGCGAACTACTCTCCGATTAACCTTTTTGCGTGGTGTGCGTTTTCGTGTGTTCGCCATAGCAGAAATTATCGCTTACTAATTAATGCAAACAGATCATCAACACGCGACTCAAGTCTAGTAATTTGATCTTTTATTGAACTTCCGCTATTGGGTTTTAGTTCCTGTAGGTAGGATTTAATAACCCAACGCAGACCCAGTAATAAACTGGTAGATACGGCGCATACGCCAACGGCTATGCCAACCCATTCGTTTGCGGTCATGACGCATTAATTCCATAATCCGCTTCGCTCCCTGACTTTGGATCTAACGCTTTGGCAATAGGCGCAACAATCGCACCAAGCATAGTTGCATAGGCTGGATGTATGTCAGCCACTATTGCTAAAGCAACTGTAATTCCACTAGCTGCAACAGCTCTTAAATATGACTTAATTGCTGCTTTGTGTTTTTTGGTTAGTTTC